TGGTCGTCGGGTCGGAGAACGACCTGATGATGGTCGGTGACGACCTGGACGCCGAGCTGATCGGCGCGGTGTACGAGCCTCCGAACGGCCGGACTGAGCTGATGCTGGTCGAGGACCTGGCGCTGTTCGCGCCGATCCCGGACCCGGTCGGTTGGCACCGGGGCGTGCCGTGGCTGCTGCCGGTGCTGCGTGAGATGCAGTCGGATCTGCAGGCCACCGAACACAAGCTGGCGTTTTTTAGGAACGGGGCGACGCCGAACCTGGCCGTCAGCTTCGAGCCGACGATGACGATCGATCAGGTCAAGCGGGTCAAGGAGATGCTCGACGCCGAGCACAAGGGCGCCCGTAACGCGTACAAGACGCTCTATCTGCTCGGTGCGCGGGCGACGCCGGTCGGCGCGGACTTCAAGGCGATGGACTTCAAGCAGATATCCGGCCTGTCCGAGACGCGGATCGCCGCCGCGGCGGGTGTGCACCCGGTGATCCTCGGCCTGTCGGAAGGTTTGCAGGGGTCGTCCCTGAACGCGGGGAACTACTCCCAGGCTCGCCGCCGGTTCGCCGACATGACGATCGCGCCGCTGTGGGAGGCCGCAGCCGGGGCGCTGGAGCCGCTGTTCCCGCCGCCGGAGGGCGCCCGCCTCTGGTACGACGCGCGGGATGTCCCGTTCCTTCGGGACGACCGGGCGGAAGTGGCGAAGACCCAGCAGGAGCAGGCGGTCGCGATCCGGCAGCTCGTCGACGCCCAGTTCGAGCCGGCATCGGTGGTGGCCGCGATCGACGGCGAGGACCTCACGCTGCTGAAGCACACGGGCCGGCCGACGGTTCAGGGGCAGCAGGTCGACGTGCCCAAGCCCAGCAGCGGGGCCGGCGAGGAATCACCAGCGGAGGAGCAGGCATGAGCACCTACCTGCGCACGTGGTCGCTGGAGGACATCACCATCCAACGATCCGGCGACGGGCGCACCGTCGAGGCGTACGCGGCGATCTTCGACCAGCCGTACGAGGTGCGGGACCAGCACGGCCACTACATGGAGGTCATCGACCGGGCCGCGTTCAACCGCACCCTGAACAACGGCGGACCGCGGGCGGTGTGCCTTTTCAACCACGGCCTGACGGTGCACGGCACGCCGTCGGACGCCTACAGCGTCCCGATCGGTACGCCGCTGGAGATCCGCGCCGACAGCCGCGGCCTGATGACGGTGACGCGGTACAACCTCGGCGCGGACGCGGACCGGGTGCTGGAGGCGATCCGTAACGGCGCGATCCGGTCGCAGTCGTTCCGGGGCCGGATCTTCCGGTCCACCCCGGACCGGGTGCCGGCCATACGGCCCGGCGCCGGCCTGCCGACCATCACCCGGATGGAGCTCGGGCTCACCGACTATGGCCCGACCCCGGTGCCGGTCAACGGCGCCGCAGCGATCGTAGCGGTCCGGTCGGTGGCCGCGATCGCCCAGGACCTGGCCGCCCTGCCCGCTGACGAGCGGGCCGAGCTGGCACGAATGCTCGCGTCCACCACTCCCGACGGGGACCCGGAGACGCGTACCGCCACCCCCGACGGTTCGGGGCCCGGCGCCGAGGACCCGCCCGCAGGGCACTCCGGTCGGCAGTCCGATCTGGCCGCGCGCATCCGCCGCGGCAAGTTCCTGAGAGGAATGACGAGATGAGCAGGCTGGAGCAGATCCGGCAGCGGCAGGAGGCGATCCGCGCCCGGCTGGACGAGATCGAGGCGCTGGCGGAGCCGGAGGGCGACGAGGCCGTCCGGTCGCAGGCGTACGCCGATCGCGCGTCGGAGACCGACGAGCTGCTGACCGAGTGGGACGCGCTGGACGCCGAGGCGCAGCCGCTGGTGGCGCGGGCGGCCCGGCTCGACGCGGTGCGGTCCGCCGCGCTGGGCGCGGGCACCCGGGAGCCGGTCGGCCGTGGGGAGCCCCGCCAGACGCCGGCGTTCGTCAGCCGCTCCGACTCGCTCCGCAACGGGCGCAGCCTCGACGAGCTGCTGTGGGCCACCGACGAAGCCGTCCGCGCCGGCAGCCTCAACAAGGCCGGCGACTTCGTGCCGGACCGGCACGGCGCCCGGAACCCGGTCGAGCAGATCGTGGTCCGGTCCGAGTCCGGGCTGGCCGTGCACGCCCCGCGCATCACCGAGTTCCGGCCGGAGCACCACGGACTCCTCCGGTCGTTCCAGCAGACCGTCGCCGACATGGCGCTGTTCGGTCTGCTCATCGACCGGTCCGTCCGGTCCAGCGGGCAGGGATTCGAGGTCGCCCGGTCGCACCGGCTGTTCCGCGACCGCTGGAACAACCTCATGCGGGCGATGGACGTCGACACGTCCGGCGAGGGCGGCACGTGGGTGCCCACCGGCATCGGCGCGATGATGCACGAGAAGGTGCGGGCGTCCGGGAAGATCGCGCCGCTGTTCTCCCGCATCGACCTGCCCACGAACCCGTGGAAGTGGCCGATCGAGGGTGCCGACGCCACTGCCTACCGGGTGGCCGAGCCGACGACCGACAGCGAGTCGAAGATGACCGCTAGCACCCCGGGAACGGTCGCGGCGACGTTCGACGCGGAGATCTTCGGCGCGCGGGCGCTGTTCTCCCGCTCGCTGGAGGCCGACAGCGCGGTGGCGATCCTGCCGTACGTGCGGCGGAAGCTGGTGCAGGCGTTCGTGGACGCCGAGGAGAAGACCGTCCTCGACGGCGACTCGGACGGCACGCACCAGGACTCCGACGTCGGCGCGTCGACCACCGACGCCCGCACCGCGTGGGACGGTCTGCGGAAACGGGCCCTCGCCAATGCCGGGCAGGCCCTGACCGCAGTGTCGTCGACGAACATCGCGACCCTGCGTAAGAGCATGGGCAAGTGGGGCCTCAACCCCACCGACCTGGCGATCATCGTGGGCGTGTCCGGCTACCACCAGCTCCTGGGCGACACCAACCTGGTCACCGTGGACAAGATGGGCTCCCAGGCGACCATCCTCAACGGTCAGATCGGGTCGGTGTACGGCGTGCCGGTCATCGCTTCCGAGCACGTCCGGGAGAACCTGAACGCCACCGGCGTCTACGACGGCATCACCACCACGAAGACGTACTTCATGACGGTGAACCGCAACGAGTGGGCGTTCGGTCAGCGGATGGCGCTGGACGTCGAGGTCGACGACTCGGTCTACCGCGAGACGTACCAGCGGGTCCTCGTCGGGTTCATGCGCGAGGACTTCCAGAACATCGGCGACTCGTCGGGCAACGACGACACCGCGATCGGCTACAACACCACCCCGTAACACGGTGGAATCAGATGGGGAGGCCGGCATGAGCGTTGCTGCACTCGTCGGTCTCCTCACCTACAAGCCCGGCTGGACGTTCAAGATCGGCGGGCCTGGAGGCCGCTACCTGTGCGTCTTCGCCACCACCCCCGACTCGAGCGACCCGTCGAGGCGACGCACCACCCAACACATGTTCGAGGTGCCTGACGGCCTGGCGGACGACCGATCCGCCGCTCGCTGGGTCTTCGGCCGTCTGCTGCTGGTCGAGCAGCACGAGGCGGGTGAGTTCTTCGCCCTGGCCGGGCGTCGCCCCTTCTATCCCCACCATCAAGACGAGGGCTCGCCGTACGAACTCGTCGACCGCTGGGAGGACATCTCATGGCCCTGAGGGAACCGGCGGCGGGTCTGCGCCGCATCCGCCACAACGCGAACAGCCCGAAGCGGGTCGAGCTCATCATCCCCGGAGGTGACGAGCTGGCGGTATCGGACGACCTGGCCGCGCAGCTGGCCGCCGCCGACTCCCACTTCCAGCCCGTCGACGAGCCGGCCGCACCACCGCCGGCCAGCCCGGCAAAGAGGGCGCCGGCCGGCAAGCGGTCTGGCCGGAGCTGACCGTGGCCGACACCGACCTCGCCACCTTGGCCCAGGTCAAGCAGCACCTGAACATCCCCTCCGGGACCACCACCCACGACAGTGAACTGTCCGCGTTCATCGAGGCGATGACCGCAGTCGTCGAGCAGATCACCGGTCCGGTCGTACTGCAGCAGGTGGTAGAGCGGCACCACGGCGGGCAGCGGCACATCACCCTGCTACGCCCGCCGGTCGCGTCGATCACCTCGGTGGCCGAGGGCGGTGAGACGGTCGCCGCCGACGGTTACGTGTTGTCCGACGCGGGGCTGCTGTACCGGGCGTCGGGCCGCTGGTATCCCGGCACCTCCAATATCGAGGTTACCTACCAGGCGGGACGTGTCGCAGCGACAGCGGACGTACCCGCGTCGATCCGGCACGCCGCCCTGGAGCTGCTCGCCGTGAACTGGCGTCCTCAGCAAGGCGGCAACTTCGGTCCGTTCGACTCCGGCGGCGCCGGTGAGGGCACGGTCCGGCTCGGGTTCTTCGTGCCCAACCGGGTCGTGCAGCTGTGCGCGCCGTACCAGATGTGGGCGGGGGTGCTGTAGTGGCGACGTCGAGCATTCCGGCGGCGATCGACTACCTGTACGCCACGGTGTCCGCCCTGCCGGAGTGCGCGCCGCCGGTGGTGGTGTGTGACGGATGGCCCGACCAGCGCGCGGACGTTGGTGTGGTCATCGGGGTGACGCCGGAGGACCCGACCACCGAGGACGACGTGACGCACGCCCAGCTGGGTGCGCAAACCCAGTGGGAGGAGTACGGGATCCCGTGCATCATCTGGGCGCGTGCTGTCGGCGGTGGGCGGCCGATGAAGACTGCCCGGGACGCGGCGTTCACGATCCTCGACGCGCTGGACAGCCACCTGCGGACCCCCACGGGTCGGACGCTCGGCGGGGCGCTGCGCTCAGGAACGGCGATCGCGGCGAACGTGCGAATCCAGCAGACCGGGTCTGCGGAGCAGGCGGGTGAGGGCCGGGTCTGCGAAATCCATTTCAGCGTGATGTGCCGGTCCAGGTCGGAAGCGTAGGAGGAAGACGTGGCGAGGGTGAAGGCCCAGTTCGAGGAGCGGCGGTGGGTGCCGTGGATCGGCCGTGAGGTCGACGCGGGCGAGATCGTCGAGGTGCCGGACGCCGATCTGGCGTCGTACCTGGAGGCCGGCTGGTCCGCCGCCCAGGACAAGGCCACCAAGCAGGCAGTGGGCAAGCTCGACAAGCAGCCGGACACCGGCGGAGAGGCGGCCTGACATGGCGATCGGATCGGGGCTGGGCAGTTCCGTCGGGATGGCGCCGGAGGTCACCTACGGCACCTACGTGGCCCCCACCCGCTGGCTGGAGGGCACCTCGCAGCTGCGCAAGACCAAGCAGGTGTACCAGGGCGGCGGGATGGCGGCCGGCCGGATGGTGCAGCCCGGTGGCCGCCGCTACGTGACTGCCCAGGGCGCGTCCGGGAACCTGGCCACCGCCGTGTACAGCAGGGGTATGGGGCACCTGCTCAACGGCCTGTTGGGCGGCACGGTGACCCCGGTGCAGCAGGGCGCGACCGCCGCCTACTTGCAGACCCACACGCTCGCCGACCCTTTCGGCAAGAGCTACACGGTGCAGGCTGGTGTGCCGGACCTGGGCGGCACCGTCCGGCCGTACACGTACCTGGGCTGCCAGGTCACCGCGCTGGAGCTGTCCTGCGAGACGGGCGGCAACCTCACCGCGCAGTGGGAGATCGTGGCCCGGGACGTGACCGAGGCGCAGACCCTCGCCGCCCCGTCGTACGCCACCGTGAACGAGTTCCACTTCGCGCAGGCCGCGCTCAAGTTGGGCACGTACGGCGCGGAGGCGGCCGTCGACGGCGTTCGGTCGATGACGCTGCGGATCGAGCGGCAGCGCCACGACGGCGGGCCCTACATGGGTAACGCCGGCCTCCGGTCGCAGGGCGTCCTCAACTCGTGGACCGTGGTCGGCGGCACCATCCAGGCCGACTACCTCGACAAGACGGTGTTCGCCGACCGGTACGCCGCCGACTCGTCCACCTCGCTGGTGTGGGAGTTCGTGGGCCCGGAGATCGCACCGACCTACAACGAGACGTTCCGTGTCCGCGTACCCATGATCTTCTTCGACGGGGACACGCCGACCGCCGACAGCCCGGACGTGGTGCGTACCTCGCATCCGTGGGTTGGCCAGCACGACGGCACCAACCCGGTCGTCACCGTCGAGTATCTGAGCGCAGATACGACGCTCTGATGCAGGTTCAGGTGACCGGCGGCGACCGCTTCCGGGTGGTGGCCCGTCGGCTGCGTACCGCCGCCGACCGGAAAGACCTGACCCGGGAGCTGCGGAAGGGCATCCTCGACGCGGTGCCGGCGCTCAAGGACGCGGTCCGTGAGGCGGCGCCCGGGTATCTGCCGGACCGGTACGTGACCGAGCTGCTGCCGTCGCTGCGGATGACCACCTCGACGACCACGACCGGCGACCAGGTGACGGTGCGGATCTCCGCGACCGCGAAGGGCCAGGGCGGCAACGCCAGGCAGGTTGGGGACCTGGAGGCGGGGGTGCTGCGGCATCCGGTGTACGGCCGTACCCGGGCCTTGAAGCGGCACGCGCTGCACCGGGCCACCTCGATGAAGAACCCGTGGGTGGTCCAGGCGGTGAAGTCGGGCTTCGTCACGGAGCCGATGACCGGCGCGGCCCCGGCGGTCCGCGCGGAGATCGAGGCGGCAGTGGACCGCGTCCTGAACAAGATCAGTGGAGGGTGATGTGACGACCATCCGTGTCTGGCTGTGTGAGGCCGACCGGGACCAGTACGGCGGCGACGAGGGCCGGCTGCCCGAGGAACTGGCCGTCGACCTGGAGGCGCTCAAGGATCTGGCCGCCGGGGAGCTGGAGCAGCTCGACCGGTCGCTCGGTGTGCCCGTGGCCCTGTTCCTGGAGCCGATGGAGACGTGGGCGATCGACGGTGCGCAGCTGCGCCGGGTGGTGGCGTGGCTGGCCGTGCACCTCGCCGGCCGGACCGTGTCGTACGCCGACTTCCAGCCGCGACTGCTGCGCGCCACCTTCACCCGGGAGGTCGACGAGCGCCCCCCGGCTGGTCCCTCGGAGTCTTCCTCCGAGGACGCGCCGCCGCCCAGTTCCTGAGGAGCATCGAGCCTCTGTTCACGTTCGCCGCCCGCATCCCGCCGTACGAGCTGCGGCGGCTCACGGTGCGGCAGATCCGTGACCACCTCGTCTGGTACGAGCAGTCGCACGGGCCCCTGGAGTACACGGATCTGACCGGACGGAGGTGACCGTGCCCCGCGATCGGGTGGAGTTCGAGGTCGTCGGCAAGGACACCTCCGCGTCGAAGACGTTCCGGGCCGTCGGGGGCGCGGCCGACAAGGCGGCGAACCAGGTCGACGACCTCGGCAAGGCCGCCGACAAAGCCGGCGACCAGGTCGAAGGGCTCGGAGACAAGACCCGCACCTCGGGCGAAGATGCCGACAAGGCAGCCCCGAAGTGGGCTGGCCTGGCCGCCGAGATCGAGGCCGCTGGCCGGCGTACCCGCGAGCTGGCCGCCGAGATCGAGCGGACCGGCAATCTTGACCTGGCCAAGGACCTGAAGAGGCAGCAGGCCGAGATGCGGAAGCTGGTCCGTATCCAGGATCTGCTGCCCACCGAGGAGGCCGGCGAGGAGGCTGGCGGCCAGCTGGCCGGCGCGGTCGCGGTGTCGTTCGCCGCGAAGCTTGGCCCGCTGCTGGCCCGGGTGCCGATTGCCGGCAGCGTGAATCCGGTCGTGGCCGCGATCGCCGCCCCGCTGGCGGTCGGCGTGGCCGCGACCGTCGGTGCCGCGATCTCCGGCGCTGTCGTCGGTGGTGCGGTCGGGGTCGGCATCGTCGGCGGCATCAAAATCGCCGCCGCGCACCCGGACGTCAAGGCAGCTGCTCAGGCCACCGGCGACACGATCAGCGACGTGCTCCAGGAGAGCGCCGTTGCGTTCGTGCCCGCCACCCAGGGCGCCCTGCGGATCGTGCGGTCCGAGATTGACGGCATGGGCGACGACCTGGAGCGCGCTTTCTCATCGTCCTCGCGGTATTTGGAGCCGCTGACCGAGGACGCGATGTCCGGTGCACGGCGCGGGGTGGAGGGGCTCGCGACGGCGGCGGAGCGGGCCGCCCCGGTGATGGAGGTCCTCGGCACCATCGCGGAGCGGGCCGGCGACCTGGTCGGCGACAGCCTGGAAGACCTTTCGGAGCACGCCGACGAGGGCGGCCGGGCGCTACTGCTGCTGTGGGGCGTATTCGAAATCGGGGCCCGGACGCTGGTCAACACCATCGAGGGCCTGGCCACGGCCTACGGCTGGATGGAGAAGTTCGGCGCCCTGCTGGTCGCGGACATTGATGGCCTGGTGAAGATGGAAGCCCAGGAGCGGTCCACCAAGCAGTCAGGTGAGGGCTTGTCCGAGGGCCTTCAGCAGCTGATCGCCGGGTTCATCGGAGCGGGCGAGGAGGCAGCGCAGGCTGCCGTGCAGGTCGAGTCCCTCGACAGCCGGATTCGCCGGCTTGCCGACCAGAACATCGCCGCTGCGGAGTCCGGTGCCCGGATGGAAGAGGCCATCGACCGGGCTGCCGAGGCTGCGAAGCGCAACAACGACGGCATCAACGACAACACCGAGGCCGGTCGGCAGAACCTGCTGCTGCTCACGTCGCTGGCGGCGGCAACCCGGCAGCACGCCGCTGATGTGCTCGCGCAGACCGGCAGCCAGGACGCTGCGAACGCGGCGGCGATCCGGGGCCGGGATGCGTTCATCCGGACGGCGGTCGGCATGGGCGTGGCCCGGGCGGAGGCGGAGCGGCTCGCTGCCCAGATGTTCGCGATTCCCCAGGTGGTGCACACCAAGGTGGTTGCCGAGGTCAGGGACGCATCGGGGAAGCTGACCGGATTCGAGAAGCAGGTCCGCGCGTTGGATGGCCGGGTCATCACGATCAGGACGCGGTTCGTCACGTCGGGCAGCAAGCAGGGCGAGTACATCCCGGGTGCGGGTACCCAGCTCAAGGCGGAGGGCGGCCGGGTGTACGGGCCGGGCTCGGACACGTCGGACAGCGTGCCGATCCGGGCTAGCAGGGACGAGTTCGTGATCCGGGCTGCCGCCGCGCGGACGATCGGCTACGACGTGCTGGATCAGCTCAACCAGGCCGACCGCCGGCCGCTCGGCCCAACGCCGGCCAGCCGGTCCTCGACCAGGTCGCCGCAGATGGCAGGTGGTGACGACGCCGCACGGGCGCTGGTGGACATGTTCCGACGGGGCGTCACGATCCGCCTGGACGACCCGACCGGCCGCACCGCAACTCTGATCGCACGGGGAGGGTAGCCGTGGACATCGTCCAGTTCGTCGACAAGATCGATGCAGCCCCGACGGTGCGACTCGACCTGAACAACGAGAGCCCGTGGGCCACGAAGACCGAGGGCACGGACCTGTCACCGCCCCCGCTGCGGCAGGCATGGGCCGGCACCCTCCTCACCGACGGCGAACAGCTCACCGCCGCCGCGTACGACAACCGCCAGCTGCGGCTCAAGCTGGAGCTGATCGCCTCGTCGGTGGACAACGTGGCAGCGTCGCTCCAGGCGCTGTGGCGGGAGCTGAACCGGCCGGCCAACATCCTGCGGTGGCAACCGACCGGCGCTAGCTTCCCGGTGCACTTCAAGACGTTCCGGTCGGCCGACAACGCGGTCGTCGACTACCCGGGCCCCGGGCTGCTGCGGACCGTCGACGTGCGGATCGCTGCCGAGCCGTTTGCGTACGGCCTTCGGCAGACGCTGTCGCAGGTGACCGTGTCCAGCAACCCTGCCGCCGGCAGCAACGGCTGCTACTTCGACGTGACTGGCGTGAAGGGCGACGTGGAGACTCCGTTGCATCTCAGCCTGGACGACGGGTTCACGGTGCTGAGGCAGCCTATGTTCGCGGTCCGCCGCCGGGGTACGCCGTCGGCAATGCCGTTCGTGCTCCAAGCGGAGTCGATGACGTTGGGCACCGACGCTGCGCTCGGCGCCAGCAACGACGCTGCGCTCAGTGGCAGTGGCCAGAACTACGTGCGGATCTCGTACGCCACCAACGCCAGCATGCAGAACCGGGTGTCATCGACGTCCTGGCCGTCCACCCCGAGCGTGGATGTGCGAGGCACCTACCGGGTGCTCGCCAGGATCAGGCGTAACACCGGCACGGACACGCACTACCTGCGGTTGTCGTACGGCAACAGCTCCAGCCCGATCTACGGGGACATCGTGTCCACCCCGTCGGCGTCGATCACCGACCCGATCTGGGTGGACCTGGGTCTGGTGCCGTACCCGACCGGGCAGGACCCGGTGACGGACATGTCGGCGGCGGAAATCCCGGTTGGCGGCCAGTACCTGGCGGTGCAGACCCAGCGGGTATCCGGAGCGGGCACGCTCGACCTGGACTGCCTGCTGTTTGTACCGGCCGATGACCGGCTGCTGATCGCCACACTCAACCCCGATGCTGGGGCTGTCGCGCAGGTCATCGACTCGGCACGGACGATGGCGTACGGGGTGGGTGCGTCCGGGGAGATCCGGCCGACGATCCCGGCGCAGATAGCGGGCGGCGCACCCATGGTGTCGCCGGGCGTCACCAACCGGATCGCGATGATCAATATCCTCCAAGGCACTCCCGGCGACACGATCACCACCACCCGAAAGGTCACGCCCAGCTACTGGCCGAGGTACCTGCATATCGCGGCGGCCGGGTCATGAGCCTGCCCATTCCGCTGACGGTGCGGCTGGCCACCTCGCGCGGGGACCGGCACGTCACCGCCGATGTGCGGGACCTGACGGTCCGGTGGGTCGACCCGGGCGGGTACGCCTCGTGCAGGATCAGCCTGGACCGTCCGCTGACCGTGCAGCCGGACGAGATCGGCTACTACGGCACCATCACGGTCTACGACGCCCGCACTGGCATGGTCGTGTGGGACGGGCGGCAGGAGGATCCCGGCCGGTCTGCCGGTGACGGGCAGGTGTGGGACCTGGCGGCCGTCGGCGGGCAGGCACACACCCGGGACGTGATCCGCCCCCTGGCCTACGTCGACTCCAGCCTCCAGTCGTGGCAGCGCATCGACAACGTCACCCCGGGCGGTCAGGACGGCGTCACCTCAGATCCGGGCGACACGACCGGCAACAGACAGGCCCTCGTGCTGCGAATCCCGCAGGGAACTGCGGTGGTCGCCGACTCGCGTGTGGTCGTGCGTAACCCCTTGTTCGCCGCCGCCGGTCAGAAGATCGCGAGGGTTGCGTTCAGCTGGGACTCCGGCTTCAACAGCACGGCGTTGTATGTGCAGGCGGTGCTGTCGACGACCGGGGTCGGTACGGCCGACACCGTCTACAGCGTTCTGTTCAGCACGGCCGGCGGGTCGACGTCGGAGGTCATCACCACCGACTGGAGCGCGGGCAACAACCGCGACCGGATCGACCTGCGGCTGGTCGACTCGACGGTGATCGGCAACGTCAACGCGGACACATGGTGGGCGAGCTTCTACAACGTCGCGGTCCGGGCCTTGCTGCTCAGCAAGTCCGGTGCCGAGATCACCTCGGCCGCCTCGTACACCGCCAACACAGTGCTCGCGTCGGAAGTGGTCGCCGACCTGCTTGGCCGGGTGCTCACCCAGTACGACGGGGCCAACGCCACGATCACCGCCACCACGCACGGCATCGACCAGCTGATGTACCCGGACGGTGTCGACGCTGCCCGAGTGCTGTCCGACCTGCTCGCGCTGGAGACCGGTCACACCTGGCGCGTGTGGGAGCGCAACAGCGCCGGGCGGTACCGGTTCGAGTTCATCGCGCGCGAGTCCAGCGTCCGTTACGAGGCGGACGTGACCGACGGGTACGACAGCCAGGGCAGCGCCGACGGGCTCTACAACGCGGTCACCGTCCGGTGGCGCGACCCGGGCGGCGAGGTGCAGACCACCACGGTGACCGGATCATCTCCGGCGCTGACCGCCGCCGGGCTCACCCGGCAGGGGTCCATCGACCTGGGCGACGAGGTGGGCAGCGCAGCAGACGCGACCCGGGCCGGTCAGCAGTGGCTCGCGGAACGGGCCTACGCGCCCAACGCCGGCAGACTGCGGATCGCGAGGCCGATCCTGGACATCCAGACCGGCCGCATGGTCCAGCCGTGGGAGATTCGCCCCGGTCTCATCCGGGTCAGGGGCATCCTGCCCAGGCCGGACGCGCTCAACGCGTCGAATCGCGACGGGGTGACGGTCTTCCGCATCGTCGCCAGCGAGTACCGGACCAGCGACGCCGCCGCGACCCTCGACCTCGACTCGTACCCGGCCACCGTGCCACAGCTGCTGGCCTCGATGCTCTCCCGACCAGTCACCCGACGCAGATAGGAGGCCCATGGACCCCCTGGCCCTGCCCACCGACGACTTCGAGCCGACTGGCCTGTCGTACCGGATCTGGGACAACACGCTGGCCATCGACCGGATCGTCATCGACGTCGACCTCGGCAACGACCAGTGGCTGCCCCGCGCGACCGTCGACGAGATTCTGCGCCCGCACATGCAGGCCGCGTACTGCGACCTGCTCGCCGCCGCCCTCAACAAGGACGTGGCGTTCAAGGCCGCGTACCGGGGAGTCCGGCTCGACGACGTCACCCCGCCGCCGCCGGCCGGCGAGTAACCATCCCTCAACCTCAAGGAGCTGACCCATGGGTCGACCCGTCGTGTTCTGCGTCCCCCACCCCGACGACGAAACCCTCGGCGCGGGCGTGCCCATCGCCGAGCATGTCATCGCCAGCCGTGACGTGCGGATCCTGCTCATGACCCGGGGCACCGGGTCGGGGGCGATCCGCAAGCTGAACGGCGAGAACTGGTCGCCGTGGTGGGGTGTCGACCACAGTCCGGCAACTGAGGGATACCAGCCGTTCACGCCGGAGACGATGGGAGACGCCCGATACGGCGAACTGCTCGCCGCCCTCGGCTGTCTCGGCGTCACTGCTGACCGGGTGTACGAGGCGTCGACCCTGATCGGCGAGCCGGTACTCGACGGAAGTGTCACCCAGGACCAGGCGCGTCGGGCGATCCTGGCCCTGGTCGACATGCTCGACCCGGCCGCCGGCAACCCGGGGCTGTGGGGGCCGTCCTGGCTGGTGGACAACAACCCGGACCACATCGCGGTCGGGCAGGCCATCAAGGCCCTGGGCGCCGCCGACCCGGTGAGGTTCGCCGACCGCCGGCACTGGGTGCTGCCCCCGTACTGGCAGGATGCCCGGCTCGGACAGATCGCCGGCGAGTTCTGGGACCTGCCGACCGACGTGTTCATCGAACGGCGGGTCCGCAACGCGTGCCGGGCGTACGCGGCCTGGGCGCCCCCGCACGCGTTCGCCTTCGGCTACCACAGCGTCCCGGACATGTTCGCGCTGATGGACGGGTCGACCAACCCGCCGAAGGCCCTGATCCACAAGTAACGGAGGCAGGGTGTCCGGCTACTACTTGGCCCCGTCGTTGGTGGTGCTGCGGGCCGAGATCGATACCCGGTGGCCACACCGGGACCGGACGTCGGACGGCTGGATCGGCGACACCGCCCACCAGGCCCGCCCGTCCGACCACAACCCGAACAGCCGAGGGTCGGTCAACGCGATCGATGTCGACGAGGACGGCCTGGACTTCGCCACCGTGTTCGCGAGGATCCGCCGGCACCCGTCCGCCCGGTACGTCATCTACGAGCGGCGGCTGTACCACCGTCTGCGGGGCTGGCGGCCGGAGCCCTACTCCGGCACCAACCCGCACGACAAGCACTTCCACGTCTCGATCGACCAAACGCGCGAGGCGGAACAAGACCGGCGCCCCTGGGGGCTACTGGAGGTTGAGATGACAGAGGCGGAGATCATCGCCGCGACCCGCAAGGGCGTGCACGGGCTCCTCAAGGAGGCCGCCGCAGCGGCCGGCATGAAGAACGTCGGCGAGCCCACGGCCACCGGCCGGCAGGTCCGCGACTACCTGGGCGCCGTGCTCGTGCACACGCTCGCCGGTCAGGACCTGGTCGACGAGCCGGGCATCGTCTCCGGCATCCTAGCCACCCTCACCCCGGCCGCCATCGCCTCCGCCATCCCGCCGGGGATCGCCGGGCAGGTGGTCGACGAACTGCGCGACCGCCTGGTCGACGCCGAGCAGGTCCGTGGCGGCCAGGGGCAGGCCGGTGAGTGAGAGCAGGGCACATCCGGCAGGCGGTCCGGGACTGGTGCTGCGTCCTGGCTGGCCTGGGCATCATCGTGCAGCAGGCGATCATCGTGCAGCGGGGCGGCCAGGTGTCGGAGCCGCTGCTGATCGCCGCAGTGACTCTGCTGACCGCTCCGGCGGTGGCCGGGGCAGCTGGTCTGCGTCGCGACGCCGGCACTGGCGACGGATCAGGCTCTCCGGTGCAGCCCTCGTCGCCGCCGTCGCCATCCTTGTCGTCGCCGCCGTCGCCCGGGGCGGATGACGCGGCGTGACGCCCCCGCAGTCCCCATCCACCCCCGGCCCGGACCACGCTGGTCCGGGCCTTGTCGTACCCAGGAGGTAAACACCGTGGAGACGATCCGCGCGAAGTTCCGCTGCAACTCCGTCGAGTTCCGGGGTGACCCGGCCGACGAGAACACGTCGCGCACCTACAAGCTCAGCCCGGTCTACGACACGTCGACGCCGGAGAACGCCCGGTTCACGAAGGCCACCCCGTGGGGTGAGCTGACGCTGAACGTCGACAACCCGGCCGCGCGGTTCGAGGTCGGCGCGTTCTACTACCTCGACTTCACCCCGGCGGAGGGCTGATGTTCACCACGAAGTTCTGGCGGGCGACCGCCGAGCGGGCGGTCAAGAGCGCCGCCCAGGCGTTGCTGCTGTACTGGGGCGGTGACACCGTCTTCAACGCGTGGCAGGCCGACTGGCCGGCGGCCGGCGGCATCGCGTCCGGCGCGGTCGTCCTGTCGGTGCTGACCTCGTTGGTCAGTGCGCGCGTCTCCGGTGAGCCGGACTCGCCGAGCCTCGTCGGCGGCGGCCGGTAGGATCTTGCGCGCGGCGCCCCGGTGGCCACCGGTACGCGCCGACCAAGCACAAGCGCCCCCGTCTGGCCTCGCGGCCGGGCGGGGGCGCTTTGCTGTCTGGGGTCAGCGTGCCGACACGTCGGTGCTGGTCATCAGCCAGGTGCCGTTCTTCTCCAGCTGGAGCTTGCAGCGGTAGGTGTTGCGCGCCAGGGCGCCGAAGCCGTTCTGTGCGTCGACCTTGCCGGTGACCTCGAAGTAGCTGCCGAAGTCACCATCTTCGCGGGTCACCGTCGCGTCGCCGAAGTCGGCGGTGGCTGGCGCCTTCAGCTGTTCGGTGACCGCGTCTCGGCACCGGTCGGCGGCCTCGCCTTCGTCGGTGGGCATGAGCAGGTAGGTGGCTGCGGCGGCGGCCAAAGCGATGGCAAGGATGGCGGCGGTGATCCAGGGCCAGCGGCTGCGTGCGGGCGGTCGGGGTATGTGCTGGTCGGGGGTAGTCACCCGGGGAACGGTAGCCGGGCGGGTCCAGCGTGGGTGTCGTCTGTGCGACAGCGCCCCCGCTCTCCCACCTCGGGAGGGCGGGGGCTTCGTCGCGTCCGGGGTCAGTCCGGCGCGACCGCGTCGAGGATCCGCTGCCGGATCATCCGCGCCCGTTCCCGCCGCTCCCGCGACGGCCCGTGCGCCCGCCAGGTCCCGCCCGGCCCTCGTGAGGTGTGGCGGGTGTGCAGGGTGGCGTACTCGTCGAGCAGCTGGGCCAGCTCGTCTCTGGTCATGCGCCGATCCTCCCGTGCCGGTGACCGCAACTGCTCACGCAGCGCTCACGCTCCGACGCTTCTTCCACCGGTTGGCCGTCGCCTTGCTGATGCCGCCCACCTCGGCCGCCAGCTCTTCGCCGGTCGGTACGCGCCCGAGCTTCTCGGTGAGCCGGTCGTACGCCTCGGCCATGCGCCGGTCGTCGCTCCCCTCCCCGGCCGGCTC